TCCGAAGGTCAGCCCTCATCAGCCTCAGTAACCTCACCGATGACCGCATCAGACGATGCAAGCACGGACAGTGGTGGGTCGATGAGCCCCAGCGTGGACTAGCTAATAACTCTGCGTGTTACACAGAGAAGCCCGACTTTGAGGCATTTTTAAACGAATGGACAAGCCTGTATGAATCAAGATCAGGAGAACGAGGTGTGTTCTCTAGAGTCGCAAGTCAAAAGCAAGCTGCAAAGAACGAGCGACGAGATGCTACCTATGATTTTGGAACTAATCCATGTAGCGAAATCATCCTCAGACCCTATCAATTCTGCAACTTGTCTGAAGTTGTTATCAGGCCAACCGATACTCTCGCAAACCTCAAACGAAAGGTACGTATTGCGTCTATCCTTGGAACTCTACAGGCGACGTTGACTGACTTCCGTTACCTGCGTAACATCTGGAAGACTAACACAGAGGAAGAGGCGTTGCTAGGGGTGTCCCTCACGGGTATCATGGATCATCCTATCCTGTCAGGACGAGAGGACAAGGCAAAGCTGAAGAAGTGGCTTACGGAGATGCGTAATGAAGCTATCGTTACCAACGAGCAGTGGGCTAAGAAACTAGGGATTAACCCTTCTACCGCTATTACTGCGGTCAAGCCTAGCGGTACTGTTAGTCAGCTGGTCGATTCTGCTAGTGGGATTCACCCTCGCTACAGCAGTCAATATATTCGCAGAGTCCGTGCAGACGCTCGTGACCCACTTTGTAGCGTCCTAGAGGCCGCTGGTGTCCCTGTGGAGGACGATCTAATGTCCCCCAGTACACGGGTATTCAGCTTCCCTATCGCGTCTCCTGAGGGCGCTGTGACAGCCTCAGACATGGGTGCTATGGAGCAGCTGGATCTCTGGGAGATATATCAGGACTACTGGTGTGAGCATAAGCCATCAATGACCTGCTACTATCGTGATGAGGAGTTTCTAGAGGTGGGACAGTGGCTGTACAACAAGTTTGATAAGGTCAGTGGCATCTCTTTCCTGCCCTACTCAGACCACACGTACCAGCAGGCACCGTACGAGCCTGTGGACAAAAAGACGTACAACCAGCTGGTCAAGGACTTTCCTAAGGAAATATCGTGGGATATAGAAGAGGCCAGCGATATGACTGAGGGGTCACAGCAACTGGCCTGCACAGGTAACAACTGTGAGTTATAGCGTTACGACATGAAGAATATAGAGTAACCGTTGCTTTTGCCTACGTCCTCTGGCTTGTCTTTCGGGTCATGGGGCGTAGGTATTCCTTCAGCCTGCATCTTCTTGATGCGTTCCTTTGACTTCTGACACATACTGTGGTAGTCGATAGAGGTGTACTCTACTGTGTGCTTATCTTTGTTCTTCTTCATTTTGGCCTCCTGTCGCCATACGTCCAACCAGCATACCGGCACCGGCCTGCCTAGCTTGTTCTGCTCTTAGTACTTCTTTTCTGGGTTTAGTCCTAGCTATTTCTTGCAGAAGCTCTGTGTACTTTTGCTCCCCTGTCTCTGCTTTTGCAGCCTTTGTTGTTGCCGCTGATTTTGTATCAAAAAACATAGGGGGAGTAGCAGCTACAACTCTATTAGGTAGTGCATCCTCCACAACAGACCCGACGACAGGGGTTTTCTCCAAAAAGTTATGCTCATCAGACACTACAGCCATAATTCTGCCGTTAGGCTGCACTTTGGCTATAAAGTTTACACCGCCCTCAGTCACTGCGGTTCCTTCAAATGAACCAGTAACCCAAAACCCTGACTCAGAGTTTGAATTGGGGTGAACTTTTACCTTGTCGTTTTGGTGTTTTTTTAGCAGCTTGGAAAACTCTTCCCTTGTCGGGTTCTTATTCTCACCAAAGATTTTTTTCATAAGTGGAAAAACGCCACTTTTTTGCCTAAAGTCAAACTGGTGATTACCCGTATACTTACCCGTGGGTGCTTTGATGACTATTTTAGGCGTCGCGGCGTCTCTAAACTTTTCTTCTCCTCTGCCTTTCCACACGTTGCCTATGTGATCTTCAATAAAGTCTAAATCGGCTTTACGCGGCGTAAGTTTTCTAGAGCGACCTACGGCGTCCTCAACCGTACCACTGAGTTTTTGACCCATGATTAGGCCGCTGTACGAACCTTCTTCAAAAGGCACAGCTTCAGTCAGGTAACTTCGCTTACGTATTTCTTCAAGCGCCCTTGTTCTCGCACCCTCTCTTCCAGCTTGTTCACCAACCAAGTAGTTAAACTGACCTTGGGCAACAGCTTTTGTTTGAGGCCTTCTGCTTGTGCCTGACATAGCAGCTTCATCTTGCAACAGCTCTCTAACATCGTCTCTAAATGATCTGTTTATCTCAGTATCTCTGTACAGTGCCCTAGCCTCAGGACTCATCAGATTGTCCAGTGCTCTAGCTAACCCCTGTATACCCCACTTAGTAAAGTCAGCGGTAGTTGTTCTCCCTTTCATTATGTCTTCAGCGTTTTTTGCTTGTGTCAGTTTAGTGGCAAGTCTAGGACCTACTTTCGGAACAGCAGAAGATAGTCCTGCTAACATATCTCTATTTTCAAAGACCGCCTTATCGAACTTGCTTGGAGTTGTCCCCTCTGGTATATCTTTAGCCCCGTAGTAATTAGGTATATAATTGCGAGGAGAAGACGCAACCATGCCTCTACCAGAAAGCGCCCCTGTTAGTCTATTAACAGCTTTTGTGCCTCCTGTAAATAGCCCAGCACCTGCCGCGTTTGTTGGGTGGAGCACTGTGTCTAGGAAAGTGTTTACGTTTTCTTTTTCCATTACCCTGTCAGGCAGCTGTTTAGTCGGATCACTCATGTTTACGCCGGTAACGCTGGGCCTTGAGAAAGACACATCACCCGATATAAACTCATCTGCGCTCGCGCCAATAGCTCTTCTAACAGGCCTAATCATTTGTTCGTCTATGTAGGCCAGCGTGTCCGTAGTTGTTTTTACGGCAGATTTTGAGTACTCTCTCTCTTTCTGCCTAGCGCTTTCTCTGTACTGCTTACGCAATTCGTATAAGTCTTCCTTACTCATCTTCGGTAGACTCCTGCTCTCCTCGTAGCAAATCTAAGATTACTAATCTGTGTGCCTTTAGCTCAAACAGTTTATCAGATTCTTTAGTATTGCGTATCAGCTTGTTCAAACTAGAAAGTGTTTCAGCGTATATGTCTAGCCTGTTCTGCTTTGACAGCATCCGAATGGTCCCATAAATTCCTAATCCTGCTGCACCACCCACTGCAACAGCGCCAATTCCACCAGCACCTTCAACAAAGGTTTTGCCTGTAAAATACAGCGAACCTAAAGTAGACGGTAGAAGAGCCGCGTCTTTGAGCCTACGAGCAACAATTCCCAAAGTAGTGTTAGCCTCTTTGTTTCTTTTGTTGTTCATACGATCACGGGCAAGATATGCGTTGTGCTGTCTGTCTAGTAACTGACGAGCGTCATCACCGGGAGTCAACTCTTTTAGTTTGTCGTTAAGAATGTTCCTAACTACGCGAGATGCCTTTGATCTTGCAGACGCTGACGTAGCTTCCAAAACACCTGCGTACGCCTCGTTTATCAGGTCATCAAACTCTTGACGAATGTTGAGCAAGTCCATAGCAGAAACAGTGTTTTTAGTTCCTGACCGAGATACTAAAGTTAGAGCATCTTCAGCCAACGCTTGCACAATCTTTTGAGCATCTGGCGTTATTCCCCTATAACCCGACGACTTAGTGTATTCTTCTATGGCTTGCCCCATCTCTGCTGCCAAGTCGTTTTTACGTATACGGGGGTTATTAGAGCGTACAATAAACTGACGTAGCTTTTTAGCCTGCTCTGTAATGTGGTCTTGTACTGCTCTCATGTTGTGATGATAAGAGGCCTTTGGGTCTACGTCAGGTATTCCCTCAAGTATCCCGGTAATGGTCATTGTTTCTCTGTCAGGCACATACTGCTCCCTTCCTAGGAATCCAGTAGGCGCTGTTCTCTCATTTGGTTTTAAAGTTTCTGGAGCAAGTAGTTGATTAATACCCTGTCGCCTATTTTCAAAACGCAGTCGGCTTGCTTTACCTGCGGCTCTTTCAGCAGGAGCCTCCAAAACCTTCAGATCAGGACGCGGACTAAATAAAACAGAAACGTCAATTACATTCTCAAACGTAGCAGCAGCGGCTGGGTTTTCTTGCTTAAACTGTTCGTAAGCCTCTAAACCCTTTTGTGCCATATCAGCTGCCGTTTGAAAAGACTGAGTATTTTTAACTTCTCCAAACAACTGTTCTGCCCCCGCTCGTACAGAGTTGGGTAGTGAAGTTATAGCAAAGTCGGTAATAATATCACCCGCTGTCATGCCGGCTGTAGCAATAGCAGTGCTAACTTTTTGTGAGGCGCTGGGCTCGTAACCGCCGATACGTAAAGCGTCAGTACGCTCTTTGTATTCCTCTATGCCGCGTTCAATAGACTCAGGAACACGCTCCATAAAAGCAGTCATACGCTCTGCTTCCTCTTGTGCGCGTCCCTTTTCTACTTCTACCCACTGACCGCCGATAAGACCAAACTTTTGTCCTGTCCGCTGTACGGTAGCGGTTTGCATTTCAGTCCACTCATTTGTCTCAGGGTCAAGATAGTATCTTTGGCCTGTTTGTTGATTAGTAGCTGTTTGCATAAGAGCCTCAGTCTAAGGTTGCACCCGGAGGTAATTCAGGAACGTCAGCAGGTGTTGCTTTTGTTGGCTGTTGAATTGTAGGCTGCGTTTTTAAAGCAGGAATACGAAAGAAAATCAGAGGATCTACTCCTTGATCGTTTCTTATGTCTTCTGTAATATCGTCAAACAAAGTCAAAGTCCTATCTGCGTCGTCCTTTAGAATTTTAAGAATGTTTCTCAAGGCTGTTGCAGTCATTGTAATGTCGCCGCCTGCAGAAAGTTGAGCAAATTCTCTGTCTGCATCTGACAATCCAGTGCCTGCACCAAAGTCTTTGATGATGGTAGCAACCCTAGGCGCAGCAAGCGCTATAAACTGCTGTGTGTTTTCTAGTGTAGGGTCGCTTGGATCAAGACCAACAGCGGCAGCAATGGCTTGCTTAGAGCTTCTAATAAACATTTCAGCATTAGCCAGCTTGCCAGTAACCATGTCGTCTAGATTAGGCATTACCTCAGTAATATTATTAATCATACTGCTTGCATCGTCAGCAGCGTTAGCCAAATCATTGTAACGCTTTACCCCGGCTTCCGCAAGTTTTTCGTTGGTATAATTAACTACGTTTTCCACCTGCTGTCTGTTAGGGGCGCGGCGTAACTGTAGCTCGCTTGCTCTTACAAAAGTGTCTGTATTCGGGTCCCTGACTCTGCCCTGCTTATCAACTTCTAACATAACTTCTTCGTTGTTGGCATTTATGAAAGATTTTAACTCAGCATCATACCCTTCTAGGAGTTTCAAGATACCGTCGTCCGACATTCCATCGTGAACTTTTGGGTCGTAATCTATACCCGCATTTTTCAATAGTGCTTTTCTTCCGGGCAGTCCCCGAGTCTTGAGAATTTCCTCTCTTTCAAACGCCCTCAAGTCTTTCTGTATTGCCCTCAGAGATTCTTCATCTGTTGTTTGCAGTGCTCTTTCTGCTAATTCAGGAAGTCCTAGTTTTCGGGCAGACTCTGAAATAGATTCCTGTCTTTGCTGTAGTTGAACTTGAGATGCTTCGGTTTGGCTGAGTTGTCTAGCTTGATTAGCTAACGCTAAAGCCTCTTCTGTTCTACCTGCTGCTGACAGTTGTCGCGCTGCTTGCAGAAGTTGAGTAGAAGTTACTCCGGGCTGCATAGCCGTACTGTATATCTCAGACATTTTCTGCCGTTGTTGCTCTTGCTCCTTTTGCAAACCCATAATAGCGGGAGTCTGCCCAAGACCCTTAGCAGCCTCAAACAGCCCTTGTTGATACGTAGGCTGCAGAAGTCCCTGTAAAAATGTTTGTGAAAATCTAGCCACGATTAGCCTCCTCCGTCAAAAATGCCGCCAAGTATGCTACCGAACAGCGAGCCTACTCCACCGCCTGCTGTAGCAATCGGGCTAAACAAGCCGCCCAACAGTCCTGAACCTATACCGCCAAGTAAGTTAGCTCGTGCTTGTTCAGCAATCAGTCGAGCCTCAAGACCACTCATCATAGTCTCACCGTACTGGCCTGTGCCGAACAACTGAGCCTGCTGCTGCAACTGCGGGTACAACTGCTGTGCCTGCATTGCGTTCAGAAGCTGTGCCTGTGGCATATAAGCGCCAGTCAGCGCACCAAGACCTAACTGCTGTTGTGCCTGCTGTGCTGCAAGATTCTGCATAGCCAGCTGACTACCCAAACTAGCGTACTGTGCGCCCAAGCCTGCCTGTTGAGCCTGCAATCCACCAGCAAGCTGTGCCAGCTGTCCTGCCTGACCAGCCGCTGTAGCTGCCCTGCTGAGTCCTTCAGACTGCAACTGAGACTCAATCTGTTGTGCGCTGAATCCAAGCTGTGAAAGCTGTGCTGCACGTTGTTGCGCTGCTGACTGAAGCTGGCTAGAGAGTCCTGCTTGTTGACCAAACATACCACCGAGAGTCTGTGCAGTGCCTAGAGCCTGCTGGCGTTCTGCCTGTGCTTGCTGCATTGCCATCAGTGAAGCTCTGTCTTGCGCTTCTTCTTGCGCCCTAGACAACGCCATTTGCTCTGGCGTACCGCCAAACATTGCTGTACGTACACCTAAACGCCCTTGTTGCGCTAGACGCTCTTCTAACTGTAGCCGCTGACGCTCTTCCTCAGGACGCTGTGTAGCCCTAATACGCTCAAAAACATCAGCCTCGCGCTGTGCATTAGGCATTAGTACGTCTTGCGCTGCTTGTCCAGCGAGTCCACCGTACTGCTGCCTAAGCGCTTCTACGTCAGCAGGAGCCATAGCGCCTAAACCCGCTTGTCCCATGCTCAACGCTTGTTGTCCGAACTGACCTATAGCTGGGCTAGGCTGCTGCCCAAGCAGTCCACCGACTTGTCCTGCAAACTGACCGCGCAACAAGTTAAGGTCAAACGGTTGTTGTCCGGCAGCGCCCATGAACTGACTACCTAAACCAAACGCAGATGTTGCTGCCTGTTGACCCATCTGCTGACCAAAAGGTGTAGCGCCTAAGCCAGTTGCTGCTTGACCCATAAGAGTCTGCTGAAGCTGTTGCTCTGCTGGTGACAAACCCATTGTTGTGCCTAATCCGGTAACTACACCAGTAGTAGGATCTACCTGCGGGGTAACACCGAACTGTCCACCAGTAGCTGTTGTAACTGTGAAGGGTCTAAACTGAGACAGACCAAGAGACTCTGCGGCCAGCTGTGCAGCACCGGGAATGTATTGAGATGCCCCTGTTTCGTCTGTTACAGTGGTGCCTAGTACAGCTTGTTGTCCTATTTCACCTAGTCTTTGATAAGCGTCCTGAGTTAGCGCACCGCCACCAAAAGCAGTAGCACCAATGCCCAGTGCGCCCAATAGTCCTTGAACTAAATTACTGCCCGTACTACCTGTGCTGGTTGTAGTAGCTGGATCTGTGGGTCCGCCTGTAATCATCAGTAAGTCCCTCCGTCAATCGTCCCTGTAGACAGAGTTCCCGTAAACGTGAGGTTAGGGATTGTTACAGTACCCGTGAATGTAGGAGAAGCTAAGTCAGCTTTGGTTGCACTGGCTGTTGCGATTGCGTCAAACTCAGTGTCAAACTCACTACCCCGAATGATCTTACCGCTGTCTCCAGAAGGCAAAGTGTCCTTAGCGGTAAAGTTTGTAGTCTTTGTATAATTACTCATACCGTTTTACCCATTAGTGCTAATACGTTGATTTCTTGGAGAGACAGGGCAGATCCATCAATTTCAGCTTCTAGCCCTATTGTAATAATGCTGCCGTTGCCTGTGGCTTGCACAGGGTTCCTAGTTGTTAGTTCTCCACCTGTAAACTCACCGATGCCAAACTCATCAACACCAAAGAAAGCAGGTGTTTGGTTTCCTACGGTAAATTCGTAAGTCTTAAAGTCAGTGTCTAAATCGTAAGCCCACTTAATAAACACTGTAGTACCGCTGGCTCCAACCAGAGTAGGTCGCAGTTTTTTCAACAGCTTAATTTTGGCAGGATCGCCAAAGGTTAAACCGGGGCTAAAGTACCTAAAGCGATACGCTGTTGTGTTGTCTGAGTAGCCTGAGTACGTACCCACGCCATCAGACGTACCAATGTACAGTGTACCGTCTGTGTCTCTTTCAAAGGACTTGTGAGGCACAGAGGTCCAACGTGTGACCCTATACGCTCCGTTCTCCAGCTTACCCTTGAGATCAAAGCAGTACACTGTTGATTGATCTGGGAACGCAATTAAGTAAAAAGAGTTTTCAGGGCTGTACACAGAAGCCGTAGGTAGTGTTCTGTTTTCTACCAGACTAATAATCTCAGTCTTCACATTTAGACTCAGGTCAGACAGAGGCAGTGACTTCTCTTGAATTGTTCTGCCAAAGCTGCGGAGTCCTGAGTTAGACATGAACAACACATCTGTACCTGTGTGCTGTACAGAGTTTCTACAGATGCACCCAACGCCAGCAACGGTGTCAACTAGAGCCATACTAGCTGGACTAGAAGCGTTGCCGTACACAAGGATGCTGTGCTTACCAAATATAATCAGAGCGTTGTTGTGTGCCGCTAACGCCCTAACCTCGTCGTATCCATCAGGCCAAGCCTTAGATACATCTATAGAACCACTGGAGCCGCCAGTGAAATCTGTGCCTATCAACAGATCAGACCAGTAGATTGTCTGAGTGTCTGTTGCATTGTCTACAACCCACAGGCGTCCGTAGGCACCGATAGCCTCGTGACACTTCAGGGTTGCTGCAGTAGCACCGCCAGTTGCAACAGTAAACGTACGCAATCCTGTGGCGTTGTCGTACACCAGAGGATCGTACCCACGCTGGAAAAAGTAAGCCTTGTCGTTAAAGTTTACGATCTTCCAGTTGTTCTGCGTAATCGTGTACGCCGCAGGAGTAACGTCAGTCAGGGTAGTTGTCCCTGTCATTATCTTGTTGTTGCCTGCGGTAAAGACTACCTCGTTACCTGCGTCATCGTAGAAGTAGTGAATCTTGTGTACGTAATCAACACCTAACTCAGTCTTGTCAGTCGTAATTACCTCAATGCCCTTACGCGCTGCAATACGCCCACGCTTGTCGATCACAGCGTTGTCTGCAACATCAGCGTAAGACGGATCCTGTGCAATCGGGGAGTCTTCTGTGTTGACACCCTTAAACGCAGGAGCAACTAGGTTAATGCTTTGTAGTGGCTGTGCCATGCACTAATCTCCTACGGTGTGTACCAAATAACTTCTTCAGGATGCTTCTGTGCGTCCAGAGCAATCGCGTCAGACAGAAACTTATCAGCAATACCAAAGTACTCAGGTGCTGATGTACCGCCTGTCTCGCCACGCTCACGCGCTAGAAGAGCCACCGCCATGTGAATAACAGGTTGACTAGGAATCAGCAGTGTGTCCGTGTCAGCACTCAGGTCATCGTTACGCAGAACACAGTTAAAACGCAGGTTGTACACACCATCAGGCTTGGGATAAATGTCAATCTGTGTGTCACCACTAGAGTCTACGCCATTGTAGGTGTAGTACTCAGGTGCGCCTGATACTGGGTCTTGGTTCAGGTACTTGTCGTTAAACCAGTGCTGCGTGTTGTACTGCATAAAGATGTTAGACGTATC